TTCTTCATTGAACCAATGGAGGCAACAAGTATAACAGGTTACCTTGTATGGATACAAAGATGTATGCAATATATTATGAAGGGTGGTATACTACAGGATATTATTGATGAAAATCAACGAGACATCCAAGAGAATGCAAACTTCCTTCTCTATCACTATGCACATGGGTCTAACTATGACACACCCTTCTGGCAGTATGCTAAGGATCTCTACCAACCTTGTAGAGTATTCAATAACATAATAGATGAAGCGAAGAATGAGAAGTGGAGACGGTTATCAAACGGAAGTGCTTACAACTATAGTTACTTCAGTTTCCTATCAGTCATCGCTACTTATTGCAACATGGAAACAAAGCAAGATTACAAAGCACTACTAAGAAACAACTGGTGATTATGATTTATTTTATCGGACTCCTTATGATTGTCACTGTTTGTGCATTCGTATATTATTTGGGACTCTATAACCCTCACTAAATAAGGTGTAGGTGTATGTAATACATGGCTGGCGAGACCATCAGAGATATAGTAGAGAGGTGTTACTCAACACCGAGTGGGATACTGGCATCTAATCCATTAGACCAGTTGAATCCTAATGTACCTACTGCTGGATCATCAGGTAATGTTGTACCTACTATCAATCCTGGAGAAGCAATAAGAAATATAGTTGGGAGATGTTACAGTGTCCCAGTCTACAACCTACCTAACGTATTAGACGAGCAGAATCCACTACCAGAAGGTGATCCACCTGTAGTGGTACCTGATCCTAAACCTGGTGATGTTATAAGAAGAATAGTTGACAGATGTTATAAGACTCCGCCAGGTATCCCAGAGCTAACAGATCCACCTGAGTTACCTGACTATGGTTTGGACTGGGAGTTACCTCCTTGGGGACCGTGGATGCACAAGGAGTTTGGTTGGTTGCCACCAATGAAGTTGACTCTTCACCCACCAACAAAAGATAATTCATATATTATTGTTAAGACTGGTCCTGAGGATCAATGTGATAAGGTTAGAAAGTTATTAGAACTCAAGTTACTCAGACCATTAAAAGATTTTAGTTTACCAGGATTCCCTGCACCTGGATGGTGGGAGCATATAGAAACAGGAGAGAAATATTATTGTGATATTGATAAGGGATTAGCTGGTGACCCATTCAAAACTTGTGTTAGAAATGCATTAGACTGTCTGTTTAGACCTTACCTTGGTGGTGCATGGCAACCACCCAAGTCAGATTGTAGTGCTTACTGGCCTAATGGATGGAGTGGTAACCAGACTGAGGTATGTGTAGAGAATTGTTTCCCAGATAGGATACCAATCTATGAGTCATCACTATCCAGTGGCACCATACAGACATCGTTTGATGCTTCAGGTAATCTAGTTGCTACTGGTAGTGGTACTGGTGTTGCAGTACTAAAACTACAATGGAATGATAACCCCAACACACATGGTGTTGCCATCGATAACATTCAGATGGGAGGTAAGACGTGGACAAGGACTGGTAGATCAGGTGAAGAGATTCAGACACTTGCTCTTAGTGGTGCTGGTACTACATCTATTACTATGAATGGTAACTCTGGTGGGTTTACTATCGTTGATAACAACACCAGAATATGCATGAAGGATACACATGGTAGTGATTGTAATGCTAACTTCAGTATTGTATCTACTAACATAGGATCTGATCATGCATACGATCCTCAAGGTGCTAAGTCAGGATACACTTTAACTAATGCTAAACCAGCATTTTATATACTTGCACAACCTATAGCAAATGTAACTGTCCCACTGTTTAGATTCTATTCAACAGTCAAGCAAGATACATTCTTAACTACTAATCCTGGTGAGCCTGATACTAAAGGTGCAGGTGAGAGAGCATCGATGAATGCTTCTGGCATGGCAGGTGGTGAGGTGCTAGGACATGTCTTCCCAACTGCTGCCTCAATGAATAGTTATCTACATGCTGATGAGCAAGCAGAAGCATTACATAGATTCCATAGCAGTAATCCTTTCGACCACAAGTATACTATTGATGGTGAGATAGTAGGTGGTAACCCTCAGAAGATACCTAAGAGGTGGTGCTATCGTATACCGATAGAATCTAAGGCAGACCTTAACATCTCAATGGATGTTGAGAAAGGATCAGCAGGATATGATAACGCAATTGGTTTCTACCTAGCAGATGCTACAGGTCCTAAGTATGGACGCATCATTGTAACGAGTGCTAGGAATGGTACCAACCTATACAATGCATGGATGACCAGTCTAAAACTCAACGAGTATGCTGGAGGGACGATGGGATTTTTCCTCATCCCTGATGGTGGTGGCCAGAATTCACTCAGCATTATGCAAGAGGTTACATTCAACCCACTTAATTCTCCTCACGATGGAGGATTCAGTGCGATAGGTATCAGCACAGCACAGAGTAACTACTGTCTCTTCAGTGATAGAGAATGGAATCCTATGAAGAAGGATCAGACTAAGTGGCAGGGTAAAAACAATCAATTCTGGGAGGACTTGATAGCAGGTGACGATGACTATGATGACCTAAGATTCTGGCATAGACTTGGGTGGACCTATGGTGGGTATACCTACGAGGGTATCCAATGCTATTTGTATGCAGAAGCTGCACCAGAGAAGGTCATGAGAAAGATAGACCCTTCTGTAAAATGCGACGCTAGAATATTAAAGGCCAGCTTTAAGGACGTAGTTATGAGACGCATGGACTGCGGTAACAAAGTCCCTAACGTCGTAGGTAATGATGTTGAGTGGGAGTGTGGCACATGTAATGGTGAATACTCAGTCAAATTAAATACCAACCAGACTATTGAAGCAGCAGTCGGTGGATCCTTTAGGTTTGTATCTATGGGTGGTATCAATGGCGGCATCTATGGTGCTTGCATGAAGTTTACTCTTCGTATGAAGAAGAATGGTACCACAATATTCACCAAGCAATTTGAAGCACAGTATTGGCCCGCAATAGGTAGAGACTTATGGGATCAGGACATTACTTTAGAACCAACTGATGAGTTAACCTTTGAGGTAGTAAGTATTGATACAGGTGCAGTCACAGGTGACATAGCACTGGAAGCATCTCTTTATGCATTAGATTCTACTATGTTTGAGGGATCATTTAAGATAATGCTAGGCACTCAGTCACATGATAGTGTGATAGCAAAACAGACAGGTAACCCAACACTCAACCCAATAACTAAAGAGGGTGGAGAGATAGAAGGATTTGCATTCTCATTTAATCCTACCAACAGACAAGAGTTTGAGTGGGAGGCAGGTAGTAAACTTGCTGAGACATGGAGTGAGGACAACGTGCCTGACCCAGGAGATCCATACACATATGTTTGGGCAAATAATATACCAGTCGCTATGCATGGGTCACTACAAGTCAACCCAGATATACCAGGACAGAGTAGGATAATAGGTAACACTGCGATGCCTACATTACCTGGTGCTTACATAGACACAGGATATCTTTATGATGTTGAAGCAAACTATTTCTCTGCTACATTACTAGAGTCCTACAACTACAGGAATCTATCAGGAGTATACAACCACCTTGTTGAGGACTATCTCTTCACTAGGTTTGAAACTCTGAGTGGTACCAATATATCACAGGCATACAGAGACATCCTTACGCAAGCAGCACCGACAACGTTTGCACGAGGCAGCAAACCGTGGTATACTTTAGGAGCCAACTCAATTGGCAGTCACTACCTGACTGTTGTGAATAATATATGGGATGGTGCAGCACAAGCACCGCAAAGAGACACATACTTCTCTCCTATTACATTCATACAAGACTATACTCTTGACAACTATCATGGTACTGGTGGTGGAAACTATGCTGATGCTGCTAAGATACGTGTAGGCATCACATTCTATCCAGTTATCTTTGATCAGACTACTTCATCTAAACAGGTGCACTACTGGCAAGCAATGGTTCACGTCATTGATGTCATTGATCAAGGTAAAGGTTACACCAAAGGGTCAGAGTTTGTGCTAACATGGCCTCCGATGAGAGATAGGTCGAGTGAGAATCCATCACAGACACCATACTATCCTGATCAGGAAGCAGGTTTCTCATTCCCAGTAGGTAAACAACTTGCTTGGTGGGAGAATGAAGACCTAGTTAGAAGGAGTCTTAAGGAAGCCTTCTATCAAGAGTCACACAACAAAGACTCAGTTGTATGGTATAGTGGTACCGACAAAGCAAAATTCAGAGTTAGATTTAAGATAACTCTTACACAGTGCACAGATCCCCCTTAAAATTATGGCAAACGGTTTCAGCGGAAGAGAGGTCAACGCAGAGAGATCTCTAGAAAAATCTTCACGAGAGTTAAGGACTCTTAGGAAGGTCATCGAAAGGTATAAGGATGATCCGAAGGGTAAGAAGAAGATGCTCAAGAAGATGCAGAAGTATTGGAGGAGTCCTTTAGCAGAGGTGAAGTCACTCGACTACAAACCGAAGGGACCTAACTGGACACCCCCTGAAGATTTGCAGCAGAATTTGGAGAGAATGGCCGAATATGTGGACCCACGTGAAGAGTGTGAGGATTCGGACATAAATAACAGTTCGTTAACAGATGCTCAGGAAGCTGAGCTCCGTGATAGACTAACCAAAACCACCGATGCCGATGATTAATTTAGAGGAGAAGTTTGGCTCTTACATAGGTAGTAGTAAGACTTTTCGTATTGATGGAGTAAACGAATCCGTTACAGGGTATGGATACCACTGCGACGGTGCAGATATTAAGGGTTACTGGGTCAATACTACTCACTTTAAACTCTTTTACAATTTGAATGAGCAATTTATTAGAATGGTACCTTTGAATGACTTGGAAGACGCAACCCCTCTTTCCAAATCCACTAGCAACCTCTAGGATTAACCCAGAGATCTGTGATATCCTCACAGATATGCTACGTGAATATGATTTCTCAGAAGATGAGGATGGATTGAGTGCTGTAACTGTTAATAAACATGTATTGCATAACAAAACCTCAGTCATAGACTACTTCACTCGTAAGGTGAGACAGTGTGTCTGTGAGCTGGGGTATCATTGTGACATACAGATCACCACCTCTTGGTTCACAGCAACATTACCTGGTGGGTCAGCAGATGAACACGCACATTGCAATTCATGGTTCAGTGGTGTAGTATACTTCGATGAGTATGATGACAACTCTGCTCCAATACAGTTTGTAAACCCTCCACAAGGGGTCTACGTGCTTCCTTCTACGGATAATGAATATAATGCTACGGATCACGTTGTGGTGCCTTCTAGGGGCACTATACTATTGTTTCCGAGCAGTATAAGACACCGAGTGTTAAAGAATTACTCTCAGTATGAGAGATATTCACTAGCATTCAACGTGTTGCCTAAAGGTATGATCGATGTAGGAGATTCATCCTACTTGTACCAGTAGCACAACTGTCACAACCCCCCTTGACGGTATGCCGTAATACCTGATAGTATAAATACTTCTTAACAAAGGACTCGAAACAATCGTAACCCTGTGTTGAATGACAAACAGACCCCATGTCGGGGGTCTCATCATCCGCAGGGTTTTTTCCGTGCGAGATACTTTTTAACTTAAAATGTCTATCAAATCAACAATCGCAGCTATAGCTGCATCACCTTTCCTTCTCGCTGGAGCCGCTTTTGCTGGTCCTTACGTGAATGTTGAAAGTAACCTCTCATATCCAGATGGATCTTATTCTTCTGCTACTACTGATGTACACATCGGTTACGAAGGAGTAAATGAAACTGGTAAGCTTGCCTACTACGTACAAGGTGGTCCTGCTGTAAGTCACAGCGAAGCTGCTGACGATACAGATCTAGACTTCTCTGGAAAAGTTGGTGCTTCTTATGCTGTTGCTGATGCTACTTCACTTTACGGTGAAATCTCTGGTATCACTGACGAAGATGCTACTGGCGATTCTCTAGTTAACTGGGGTGCTAAAGCAGGTGTTAAGTTCACTTTCTAAAACAGAAGGTTAATATCACACTAAATAAAGGGTCTCTATGAGACCCTTTTTTCTTTCCTACTATAATAATATGGCCAAAACACCAGGAAACACCGCAATCTATACGAGAGAAGGTTGTGGATTTTGCACAAAGATTAAGGAAGTTTACAAATCTAAAGGATGGGGCTTTGCAGAATACAAATTAGATGTTAACTTTACTAGAGAGCAATTCAAAACAGAATTTGGACCTGCTGCTACCTTTCCACAAGTTATAATTTCTGGACACAAAATGGGTGGATGCTCCGAAACTGTTAAATACCTCCGAGAAAACACTTATCTATGACCTACATGGACCCCAACCCTGATGAGCTTTATACTATTATCGACAGGGCTATTGATGAAGCAATGTTGAATGGGAGATTCCTCTTTAATATGAAGTCGTATCTCACAGGCAACAAGTGGACACGCAAACAAACAAAAGAATTAATAGACTCGTCTTCTATGGATGAGTTGACACAGGTAGTGGATGAGTTATCTCAATACATTGCACGTGATAAGTATATGTCTGAGGCATATAGTAATGTGCCTAAACCACAGGCAAGGAAGATCAGGAAATATTTTGAGACGGTTATCAATGATGCTAAAGAATATTATGACAACCGTAGACCAGGCAGACCACGTAAGGGTGCTAAATAAAAATGACATAGTTAGGAGGCTTCCATGACGGAGATAAGTTTTATTTACATCGCTTTCTTTCTAACTATAGGTAGTTTTCTTTTAGGTTTTGTGGTATCATGGAACATAAAAGATGTCTTCGACGCATGGAAAGAGCGAGCAGAGTATGCAGCACTCGTTATGCATCCTGAGATGCAGACCGAAAATGGACCTGTTGATCCATCTGAGCTGATCTACTTGCGTATTCACGACGAAGATGATACAATGTATGATGACGACGAGTAAATTATGAGATTAATGATTTCTGAGGTTCTTCAGAAGGCACACAACGCCAAGACGAAGGCACAAAAGATCAAGATCCTTCAGGATAATAATACTCCTGGACTGAGATCGATCTTTATTATAAACTTTGACGACAGTTTAGAGACACGTGTCCCTCTAGGTGAGGACGTACCTTATCGTAAGAACGATGCACCTAAAGGCACAGAGCATACACTACTAGAGAAGGAGTCTAAGAAACTCTATCGATTCTTTAGAGGTGGTGATGATGCACTCAAACCTCTCAAGGTAGAGAGTATGTTTATACAACTACTAGAAGGTCTGCATGAGAGTGAAGCAGAGGTACTAGTAAAGGCAATTAACAAGACACTGCACAAGAGATTTCGTATCACCAAGGCAGCAGTCCAAGAAGCATTCCCTTCTATAGAATGGGGTGGCAGAGGTAGATGAAGTTAACTGATGAGCAGATCGCTGACATTAATGGTCGGGGGATGGGTTGTGTCATCATAAAGACTGGTTGCACACCTGATGCAGCAGAAGATAAGACGTTGCCAACTAATGCATACCTGCTAGAGTTAAAGAAGGGTGATGACACCTGGTTTGACATAGTAATGGGTGAAGCTGTAGGTGTCTTCGACACATACTATGATATGTTTGGTAATGTAATGCAGAAGATGTCATGGACATCAGGTACTAGACAACCAAGTCAGTATCATAATCCCCTATCACCTATCAAACCTAAGCCTAAGAAAAAGAAATGACAGATGATAAGTATTGGAGTTACCACGATACCTTGCTCGATCTTCTAAAGGAGAAAGCATACAGACGTGGAGAATATGTATTGTCCTCTGGTAAGAAGTCAGAGCACTATGTTAACTGCAAACCTGTAACACTATCATGTGAGGGTAACGCACTCATGTCACATCTATTGATAGATATGATAGAACCTGAAGCAGTAGCAGTAGGTGGTCTAACATTAGGTGCTGACCCATTAGTATGTGGTGTAGCACAGAAGGCATACTACAGAGGTAATAAGCATCTTGATGCTCTTATTATCAGGAAGAATGTCAAAGGATATGGTACGAGAGAGTTACTTGAAGGACCAAAACCACCTAAAGGATCAGTTGTAACAGTCTTAGAAGATGTAACAACAACAGGTAGCAGTGCTATCTCAGCAGTCAAGGTACTACGTGAGAATGGTTACGTTGTTAATCGTGTCGTTGCTATCGTAGATAGGATGGATGACCATGCTACATGGGTAGAGAATGGTCTAGAATTTATGTCAATATTTACTTTGGAGGATATAACAGGATGACAGTATATTTTGACCCTCGGAAGGCAAGCAAACCTGTAGAGGAGATGACTGAGGAAGAGAAGAATCAGGAGCTTGGTAAGCAAGCAGTGACTGCAATTGGTAACATTACCCTGTCACCTCTGGTCCTTATGTTAGTATGGAATGCATGTATACCAGGCATCTTTGGACTGGCAACCCTAGGTTACTGGTCAGCTATGGGATTGTATGTAGTTTCTCGTATCTTAATGAGGAAGAATGACTAGATTATGGAGAGTGTGGAAGTATGCGTTGGGTAGTTTCTCTGATGAAAGAACCAAACGTTATGATAATGTTATCGTTTTCGTACGATCCTTTATCTTTATGACCTACCTCATCACCAATTGTTTTATCGTTAGTGGAGTAATCAGACACTGGAATGACTAAAGTATGCTTAGTGAGCATCACACCTGATGCTGAGAAAACTATAGGATATGTCGCAAGAGTATCCAATCCAAACAACCAAGACAACCCGAAGGTTGCTGGTTTATTAAAGTATTGCATTGAGCATGGACATTGGTCCATCTTTGAGCAAGCACACATGACGTTGGAGATTAATACGACACGTGGTATTGCTGCACAGATACTAAGGCATAGATCATTTACATTCCAAGAGTTTAGTCAGAGATATGCTGACGCTAACCTCCTTGAGAAACCAGAGGTGCCTGAGTTAAGGAGACAGGACACCAAGAATAGACAGAATAGTATAGATGACATCGACGAAACCGAGAAGGCGTTCTTACAAGGCCGAATTTCGCAATACTTCCAAGAAGGGCTTGACTTATACACTGACCTATTATCTAAGGGCATTGCGAAAGAGTGTGCGAGGTTTGTTCTCCCTCTAGCAACACCCACTAGAATATACATGACTGGCAGTGCTAGGTCATGGATGCACTACATAAAGTTACGGACTGCCAATGGCACACAGAAGGAGCACATGGACATAGCAAACCTATGTCGTGACCACTTCATCTGTAACTTCCCCACCATATCTAAAGCATTAGACTGGTGTCCTGACGTTGACGACTGTGACTGTCGTTACGAGGAGTGGGGAGACACCCAACCATGTTTAAGGATAGACTAATGCCAACATACCCTGTTATAAATAACACCACAGGAGAGAAGAAAGAACTCTCCATGACAATGAAAGCCTATGATGAGTGGAGAAAGGACAATCCCGAATGGGATAAGGACTGGTCTGCTGGTGTAGGTGGAGTACATTATGGTGATCCGAAACAATCAGATGGATTCAAAGAAGTAATGAGTAAGGTCCAGGAACAACATCCACGTGCTAACCTTTCGAGGTTTACTTAATTATGCCAGCAAGGAAAAAGAAAAACGGTAACGGAAACGGTACCCCATCCAGATCAATGAAACGCAAACCACCAATAAATCTTGAGCATCTCAGGACTATTGAACCTCTGACAGAGAGTCAGGAGGATGTGTTTAAAGCGTTCAGTGAAGGTAAGCATTTAGTATTACATGGTGCTGCTGGTACTGGTAAGACATACATCAGTCTTTACCTAGCATTACAGTCAGTCTTAGATCCTGCTACTCCTTACGAGAAAGTATACATGGTCAGATCTCTAGTCCCTACGAGAGAGATCGGATTCCTACCTGGAGACCACGAAGACAAGTCAGACTTGTATCAGATACCATACAGGAATATGGTACGATATATGTTTAACATGCCTGACGAAGGGGCATTCAGAATATTATATGACAACCTAAGAGGTCAGGGATCAATAGATTTCTGGTCTACTTCATTCCTACGTGGAGTGACACTTGACAGAGCCATTATAATAGTAGATGAGTTCTCTAACCTAAACTTCCACGAGTTAGATTCAATCACCACTCGTGTTGGTCAGGATAGTAGAATCATATTCTCTGGAGATTATTCACAGTCCGATTTAGTTAAGGCTAATGAGAGGACTGGTGTGCTAGACTTTATGAAGATCACACAAGCAATGGAATCATTTGCTTGCGTTGAGTTCGGTATCAATGATATCGTGAGGTCTGGTTTTATCAGAGAATACCTCATCAGCAAACATGAAATGGGATTTGATTAATGTTTAATTATGTTGGTCCTGCTAAGCCTCTACAAGAGGTGACTAGTAGGACTCTTGACACTGGTCGTTTCTATAAGATAGATGACAAGTGGTGTCCTAGTGTGACTACAATATGTGGTAACGCATCGAAGCATGGTATACTAGCTTGGCAGAAGAGAGTTGGATTTGCTGAAGCAGAGAGGATCAGACGGTCATCTGCATGGCGAGGCACTCAATACCATAACCTAGTGGAGAAGTATCTTAAAAATGAATTGGAAGAAGATAAGGAGAGCAAGGGTCTTCCCACGTACCTTTTTAGGTCTGCTCGTGAGACTCTTGATCGTATTAATAACATTCACGCTATTGAAGCCCCTCTTTTTTCTAGGAATCTATTCATTGCTGGTCGTGTTGATGCTATTGCTGAGTTTGATTCTGAGCTTGCTATCATAGACTTTAAGACCACTAAGAATCTTAAGAAGGAAGAGCACCTTGATAAGTTCTTTGTCCAAGAAGCAGCGTATGCTTACATGTATTATGAGCAGACTGGTGTTGAGGTTGACAAGTTAGTCACCATATCAGTAGCAGAAGATGGAGGTATGCAAGTCGTTGAAAAATATGATAAGATACCTTACATAGACACTCTTATTGATTGGATAAGAGACTATCATAATGAGAAGACTGTAGCATGAAGCAGGAAGTATTAGGTATCCCTTTCTATAAGTTTGATATCAATCCAGATAAGATTGAAGAGACTTATAAGATACTTGCAGCACTTCCTTGGAGAGATAATGAAACCAATCTAATGTGGAAGGGTGTTCATATTGATCAGACCGAGGGAGGCAGTGACCTTTACAACAACCCAGACCTGCGCTATCTTTTCGACTGGATGCAAGACTGCATGGCCGAAGTGTGCGAGAGTATGGGTATACCGAATAAGATGACATGTAATTCTGCATGGGCAAATCTAAATAGGAAAGGTGACTGGTTCTATGACCATACTCACGCTAACTGCTTTATGAGTAGCAATTACTTCGCATCAGGTGATAGTGGTAGTACCAAGTGGTATTATCCTAACCCATACTATGATAAGAGTAACATCTGGCCCTTTGATTCTGCAAACTGGGATGATAACTTCAATCTAACTCATGAAGAACCAACTGTACCTGGCAGGTACATGGTCTTCCCACCTACTATTCGACACAATGCTACCCCAAATCACGGAACTTGTGATAGAATAACAGTAGCAGCGAATTGGTTCCCAACAGGGATCATCAACTCTAGTGGTGTTTCCCACCTCAACATAAAGGTTATACAATGAAAGAAATTGAAGAGAAATTTATGACACAAGGTAAGTTTACTTCCCTAGTCGAAGACAGGGTTAAGGAGAGTCAAGGTCTTATAAATTATATCGAGGGTGTAGCCTCGGTGTGTGAGGAGTTTGAGATTGAGGTGGAGACAGTAGGTAAACTGATCTCTAAACCTTTAAAAGATAAGATCAAATGGGATGCACAGCAGTTAAACTACATTAAACGTACAAGTAAAGGCATTTTAAACTTATGACTGAGCAATTCTTTCAATCAGAAGTAGTCCAAGAGGAACTAGAAGCAATACAAGAGTGTTATACTGAGCTCTTGAAGATGTCTGCTGGACTCAAGGAATTTAATCCATCGGAGCGACTAGAGCACATTGAGAAGACTCTAGAGTTAGTTGCCAAGCAGAAAGTATTCTATGCACGGTTGCAACTAGCAGCAAATGAGTTACAGGATGATGACTCAGCAAAAGAAATTAAGAGTAGGATGGAGATGATGACCACTGAGTACAGTGGTGGACTCAACCTCACTATGGTACTAGATCAGATGGAAGAGAAGCTACGGACGTGGAGGAGAGAATTGCAAGAGGGTGGGGTTGACACGGCCTAAATAGTATGTTACTATAATCCAGTAACACAATACAATACAAAATCGGAGACAAATACGAATGTCATTTGCATCATTAAAGAGCAAGTCTGGTAAGTTTTCTAAGCTTACACAACAGATTGAAAACCTGTCCAAGCCTCAGGGACGGGGTCCAGATGAAAGACTTTGGAAACCAGAGGTAGATAAGAGTGGTAACGGTTATGCCGTTATTCGTTTCCTTCCTGAACCAGATGGTGAAGACCTTCCTTGGGCACAGGTATGGAGTCATGCATTTCAAGGACCAGGTGGTTGGTACATAGAGAATTCTCTCACCACACTTAACCAAAAGGATCCTGTAGGTGAATTAAATAGGACACTATGGAATAGTGGACTAGATGCAGACAAAGATACTGCACGTAAGCAGAAGCGTAAGCTTTCTTATTACAGCAACATCTATGTTGTAAAGGATCAACTTCATCCAGAAAATGAAGGTAAAGTATTCTTATATAAGTATGGTAAGAAAATTCATGACAAGATTGCATCAGCGATGCAACCACAGTTTGAAGATGAAAGTCCAATCAATCCTTTCGATCTTTGGAAGGGTGCTAACTTCAAGATCAAGATCCAGACCATCGGTGGTTACTGGAACTATGATAAGAGTGAGTTTGACTCACCCTCTGTGTTAGGTGGATTGGAAGATGATGCACTTGAGAAAGTGTGGAAGTCTCAGCATTCTCTTAAAGAGTTTACTGATCTAAAGAATTTCAAATCCTATGAGGATCTATCATCACGTTTGAATGTTGTGCTTAACAAGTCAGCAAGACCTGTAGTACAAACCAATGAAGAGGATGAAAATCTAGCACCTCTTACTAGTCCAGTTGTCAAAGCGGACCCACCTACCCCTACAAAGTCAGGGTTTGGTGCTAAGATACAAGAAGTTGAAGAGTCAGGTGAATCACCAGATCTCTCTTACTTTGCCGCCCTAGCTAACGAAGACTAATGAAAAGACTCCTGTTTCTCCCACTTCTCCTCTTTGCAGCACCTGTAAGGGCAGAAGCACTAACTTGGAATGAGTTTTGGGAACCATTTCAGGAGTCCTATCATCATGGTCATGCTCATAGACCCGATCCTTATTGGAGGGACTGGCAGTATGACCATCACCACCGTCCTAAACGGAGGAAGTGTGAAGTTTTAATCACTCGGAAATACTGGGTACCAGGTCACTACCTAGGACGTAGTAACACATGGATCCCAGGATATTATGAGCATCGTGATGTGATTGCATGGGAAAGGTGCCGTAGATAATCCCGTATATTATTTCGATTTCTGAACAAGCAAAACCCCCGAAAAAATCGGGGGTATTTTTTTGTCTGTAGGGTTTTTAGTATCCTGACGTAGATCCAGTGCCAGCAGACGTAACTGCTACTGTGCTTCCATCTGATAATACGTCACCTTCGTTAATAGAGGCACCAGAGGTGTCAAACGTCTTAGATGAGTAATCTGCTTCAGACGCAAATTCGATAGAACTCGATTCACCGATATTTGTGCTATAAGTCGGTTTAACGGTCTGGAACTGCTCTTCAGTAGTATTGATCGATCTCTTAGCTCCTGTTTGTTCGTCAGTTTCGCTATTTGGAAGATATCCGACCAAACTCGTAAATTCTTCAATAAACCCAGTTACATACTCTTTCCTTAAAAGGTAGATATTGCGTTTATGGTCATTTTTATCAGTTTCGTGATCATAGACTGAAATAGGTCTAACGGTCTCTTCCTTAGGTACGAAGGTTCCATCAGGTCTAGTATATGTGTAACCTTCTGGTACTGTGCGATCTGCTTTTACTAAGATACGACCTTTCTGATCTACTATCTTTTGAGTAACCCAATGATGGACAGAATCTGCATCTTCATCATATACACTGTCAATATACCTTTCTAACTCATCTTCTGACATGGGCCATTCATCGTATAGATTGATTATATTGTTACACAATAATACAATCCAGTCATATGACATATTGCCATATTTCTTGTATGCCACTTGATCTGGTCTTTCATTGACCGCAATGGTATATTGGTCAAATCCCATTATAACGTCTTCTAGACTTTCACGTATTTTGATCCTTCTGAAGATATTTCTTGCAAGAGTATAAGGATCTACGTTATTCGTACGATAACTGGATGTCCTTACTGCAACCGTAGGTAAATGTGTAAAATATGCCATTATGCTATACCTGATGAATTGAATGGACCAAAGTCACCTAATATTCCTGAAATTGCATCATCTACGAGTTGCTCTTTTGGATCAAATCCATAAGTCTCTTTTGTAAGGAATTCAGTCTCTTTGAATGATAATGATAGACTATACTTCACAGCACCAAAATCCATAAATCTGGATCCAGCGTATGAAGATTTTAGAGATGTATAATCTGGCATATTAACGGTAACGTTAGTGCAGACCATCTTTGTTGGGAATTGTAGTACTTGACTTAAAATACCACCAGCACCACCTTTATCAGGATCAGAAATTTCTTCATTACCGCCACCTGCATCAGTATATCTAACAGTGCTAAGACGGAAGTATTCTGGTATTGTTAACCAATTTCTTCCACTTTTACCAGGTAGTGAATATCCTCTAAACTTCTTAATAATATTGTATATGGTCTTAGCATCAGCTGTGCTCTTAGGTGCCATTTCCCAACTCCAGGAATGGTCTCTAAATGACCCTTGACCTTCATATGTTGCTTCTGCGTATGGGTTGAAGATCTTCTTTCCGATTATAGAGGTTAATTGCTCTCTACTTACAGACCCACTACCACCAGTGGCAGATATAGCAGCATTTATGACTTTAGATGCAGCTTTATATCCTATCTGTGGCATTGCTGATTTTGCTGCTTTTTCAATATCAGCAGCAACACTATCAGTATCAATACCACCTTCAGAATTAGCAGCAGATGCTGCTATTCCCATTATTGCTTCACCTGCTGGTCCTAGATTTGCTTGACCCCACCCTTGACTATGTTTCTCAGTTAGTGTCTTGGGTAAATAGAGATATATTGTGTCGTTTAATCTATCTGATTTTTGATCGAATACTTCAAATTTTAGATAATCGATTACTTCAGTTGGGAATGCAGCACCATCTGTGATTGTTTCTCTACTACTCGCTGAGTTGACTCCTAAAGGTTTCGCTCTTGGAAATACAGTTACTGCCATGTCTTATTCAGGAAAATACCGACCATCAAACAAACATAAGTATAAAGGTGATCATACCAAAGTTATTTATAGAAGTTTATGGGAAAAGAAATTTATGCACTGGTGCGACAGGAACAACAACGTACTAGAATGGGGAAGTGAAGAGATTATTATTCCTTATAGGAGCCCTCTGGACAACAGGACTCACCGTTATTATCCTGACTTTTATGTTAGGGCACGAACGAAGAGTGGAGGAATCACCAAGTCAATCATCGAGATTAAACCAGATGCACAAACTAAACCCCCTAAGCGTAAATCGCAGAAGGCTCGGACCTTTATAACAGAAGTGAAGACTTGGAATGTAAATAGTGCTAAATGGAGAGCAGCAAGGCAATATTGTGCACATAAAGGCATGTCATTTATCATACTGACCGAAAAACACTTAAATGTATGAGCATTTTCACAGACGTAAAAGACTTAGCAAGTGGCAAGTCACAGTCTAAACAGTGGTATAGAGAGCAACTCCAGTATGGATTGGAGTCATATACTGGTGGATTTACTGTAGGTGATATTATATTTTTCAATTATTCAGCACAGACACCAGATCTGAAATTTTGGGATACTTTCCCTATGGTACTAATCACAGACGTTGATTACCAGAAGAAGCAGTTCTCTGGCGGGAATATGCACTATTTGAGACCTAATAGTAGAAAGAGTATGGCAAATACCTGGGCAGGTGGTGGTATTTCATATCCTATGCGTTGCCATCATAAATACTTTATGTCTAGTGTGACTAGTGCTTATAATGTACCGCAAGATGAATTAAATGATATGACACCACTTCCCGTAGAGCAGTTTGTTATCAGACCTAAAGGTCTGGGTCGAACAATGGAAGTACCAAGTAGCATAATCTGGAGTAGATTGAAGTAATGCAAAACAGTTTTCAGGATTTTAAAGAGCAGGTTACCTCTGGTAAACTGGAACCGTCTAGATCGAATCTTTATGGTGTCAAGTTATATCTACCTACTTGTATGCTTGCAAATACTCAATTTGTTAATCAAGATAGGAGACATGCATTTCATGCCATGAATTATATGGCAGATCAAGTTGCTGTGCCTGGTAAGAGAATATTAGATACACCAGTAGCACAAGCATGGCAAGGTGCAGCATATTCACATGCAAGGATACAACAGAATAATGATTTAGATATTACTTTTGTATCAGACAAGTATCAATACCATCGTAAATTCTTTGAGCATTGGATGAATTGGGCAGCACCAGACATGGAGAATAGGTCTGGACTGTATGAAGAGTATACTACTAATCTTATAGTAACAAAATGGGAAGTTGGATCTCCTGTCAGTTGGGAAGGTCTTACAGAATCAAATGCTACTTATAGACAGAGACTTAACGGTGTAATGTCAGTTTGGCAATTCTTTGGAGCATGGCCTTATGACATGGGTGGTGCTACATACAGCAATGGACCTACTAATCTAGTTAAGTTTAGCGTTAAGTTTAAACATGAGAGATATAGGTTTGATGGTGTTGGAGCTGACGCTATGGGCACCAATACCCCAGATAGATATGTCAATACTTCAACATCAGGTATTGCTTCAGTTGGAATTGGATCAGAACAAGTAGATGCAGCTCAATTTGGTGTCTAAATAGAAATATAATTATTAATCGTTATGCCTTTACCTAAGTTAGCCATACCTGAGTATGAAGCGACTCTGCCTGTCACAGGCACACAAATATCATATAGACCCTTTCTAGTTAAGGAAGAGAAATTACTCTATCTCGCTATGGAGTCGCAAGACAACAAGCAGATGGTCAAAGCAGTGAAAACCATAATTAAAAACTGTACAAATCTGAAGACTAAAGTTGAGAATCTCGCTACTTTCGAGATTGAATATATCTTCCTTAAAATTAGATCTGTTGCTGTTGGTGAGGTTAGTGAATTTAAAGTTACTTGCCCAGATGATGATGAGACTCAAGTTGATGTACAGGTACCTCTTGGTCAGGTAGATGTGCAGATACCAGAAGGACACGACTCTAAGATTCAATTAGATGCGAATGTTGGTGTGATTATGAAGTATCCTTCATTGGATATATTCATTCAACAGAATCTTTCTGATAACCCTAATATAGAGGATGTATTTGAATTAGCTGCAGGATGTATTGAGCAGGTATATGATCAAGAAGAAGTCTATGACTCTTTCACCAAGAAGGAAGCATTAGATTTTCTTGAAGACCTAAATGCAGAGCAGTTTGCAAAAATTCAAGGATTCTTTGAAACTATGCCTAAATTGGCATACACATTAAAGGTAACTAATCCTAAGACAAAAGTTGAGAGTGATCTCGTACTGGAGGGACTAGCAAGTTTTTTCGAGTAGCGTTAATGCATGACAGTCTTGAGAATTACTACAAGACTAACTTCGCATTAATGCAACATCACAAATACTCTCTAACTGAGTTGGAAGACATGATACCGTGGGAACGTGATGTATACGTGAACCTTCTTATTGCTCATATCGCAGAGGAAGAGAGAAGGCAAAAAGCAGATGAGAACAAAATGGCTCTCTAATGGCAATCAAGAGTTACGTTAAAATCAAACCCATCAAAGAAGATGGTGCCTATTCTGGAACTTTCAATCAGATTCGGAAGGGTATCAATCGTACTGGTGTCACAGTAACTAGTATTAGTCATAATCAGGTAGAGACAGAGAAACTCATCACGTTTGAAAGAGATTGGTTACGTGTAGATAGTAATAGACAGGTTGACGAGGATAAGGCAGAAGAGAAGAGAGACCTTAATATATTCCAGAAATGGGGTAAAGGTTTTAAAAACATGTTCAAGTTTGAACAGAGGAATAAGAAGGAGGATAAGGCAGAGAAGGGACCAGCGAAGAAGAAACAAGCAAATCCCATGAAGGAGAAGGCAAAAGAGAAAGCCTTGGGATTCTTTGAGATGATAGGGAATTTCTTATCCCCTATATTTGATATCTTCGTTACAATGGCAGTCTTTAAATGGTTGTCTAATCCAGAGAAAGCGAAGAATGCAGCTAAGGTCTTTAAGTTAGTTGCTGCTATAGGTAAGTTTGCATTTAAGATCTTAGGATTTGGTGTCAATATGTACGCCAAAGGTATTACTAATGTCTTTGGTGCTGGTGGTCAGACAGGTATTGCTAAAGCATTTGCACCTCTAACGGGATTATTACAATTATTCACGGGGTTTATGACCCTGCGGTATCTATTAAACCCATTAAAACTATTCAGTGATGGTACAAAGGTAAAGAATCTCTTTAGAGATACTTCCATGAAGGAATTGACATGGGAAAGAAACGAGCAATGGCGTAAGTTTGGTTATAAGGATACAGAGACAGGTAAGATATACACTGAGAAAGAATATAAGGCACAGAAGAAGTCAGTAGAGAGACAGCAGAAGAAGTTAAGAGCAGCAGGTAATGAGAAACAAGCAAGGAAGGTAGGTAAACAGTTTAATACCAGAAATAATAATCCTACCAGATTGCAGACTGGTAAGAATCTTGGTAAGAAGGCGATGAAACCTGGTGGTATGCAGAAGGGACTTGCAGTAGCTGGTGGTCTTACTCGTATAGCATCAGGTTTTGCTATGGGTGAGGATAAGACTGAAGCAGTTGGTGCAGGTCTTGGTCAGGCAGCAGGTGGAATGATAGGATCTGCTCTATTGACACCATTCTTAGGACCATTTGGACCTATAGTTGGTAATGCTATAGGTGGATTCTTAGGTGAGTGGGTAGGTAAGACATTCTTACCAGTTATTAAACCCATATTTGAACCTATTCAGAAATTCTTTGGCATGGCATTCCAATTAGTAAAGGATGTTGCTGGAGAGACAGGTGTAACAGAGTTTCTTGGTACCTTATTCAAGTTTATTGGTCAGATCGGTAAGGTGATGTTCTCGGTGTTAGGTTGGATAATGAAACCTATCACATGGTTATTAAGTGGTGTAATTAAAATAATTGGAGGTATTATAGGTTTCATCATTAAAGCTGCTAAGAATATATTTGCCTTTATGAGGAATCCTATAGGATTTGCATGGAAAATTATAAGAGGTAAGGATCCTGGTAAGGATGTGAAGATGGATAAGGTTGAATCCTTTGGTGATGGTGGTGAAATGATTGTAATTAGTGGTAAACCTGCTAAGAAGAAACCATTATCGGGATATGCTGGTGGAGGAAAAATAAGGAAGATTGTTACTGGTCCTGAAGATATAGAGCCACCTACATTTGTATATTCTTGGACTAAGTTTACGACTAAGACTGAGCAGAGAATAAAAAATGGTGAGTTAGTTCACTTTGCTGAAGAGACTGAGATGGATGAGATACTAGGATTCATGTATTATCACATCCTACTCAAACATCATGATGATATCCTTGGGAAACTGAAGGCAATGAAGTTGGTTAAACCTACAACTAAGATTCAGGATCTTGTTGAGGGTACCGCAGGTGATCATATTGATCCGAAGATTTTATATCAGATATATGAAGATAGTAAAGCACGAAAGATTAGTGATGAACTTCAGACACTAAGAATTAAGGCATTTAATAAGAGGCATAATCTTAAGCCAGGTGAATCTTGGATATCTGATTTTGCTAAGGGTGGTCCTATTGATATGTCTAATATTAAGTTACCACAATTCTCTCAGGGTGGTGAAACACCTGATATCAATGCAATGGTAGCTAAGCAACAAGAGCAACATGCAAAGTTTGCTTGGAAGAAGGAGAAAGACGCAAGTGTTCAGGACATCATGCTACCACCGAGGACAGTCGTATTAAAGACTCGTGTACCAGTAATAAATAATGTAGCAGTTGGTACTAAAACACGGGCAGTGACCACTGTACCAAGTCCAATGTTTACCTGTTAATAGATGGCAAAAGTTTCTGCTAAAGTTAGAAAGGCATCCATGTATAAGATGATCTCTTATAAAGGGGTCACTGGTGTTCAGTCGAAATATACACCGTTAACTGCTGCTCAGAGGTTACCAACGGTTGAGAGGAGTGTTGGTGCTGGACTTAAGTCAATTGTTAATGGTATAAACTCATTAGGATCTACTCTTAATAGTATTGCTGCTAACACACAGAATACAGTAGAGAGTTGGAGAGATAATATTAGAAGTCAGGTAAAGAGTGCTGATAAGATACAGAAACAAGAGGCTCTCACTGATAAGAAAGATAGGAAGAGGAAGTTAAATAAAGATAAGTTGACAGAGAAGAGAAGGAAGTTTCAGTTAAGGAATAATAAAGAAGATAAGGCAGAGAAAGCTAAGTCTAAGAAGGAAGGTATAATATCTGGTGCTATTGGAGCAGCTAAGAAGACAGGTGGTGGTCTGTTTGCTGCTATATTTGGATTGTTCGGTCTGTTGATGGATGCGATCAAATTCAAGATATTTGAATGGATAGCAAAGAATCCTAAAGCAGTTACTAAGTTAGGATTAACCCTAGCTGCTATTGGTAAGTTTATATTTAATATAATTTCATTCCTAGGTGGAATGTCACTTGATGGTCTTGTATCATTCCTAGAGAATCCTATTAGTTTGAAGGGATTCTTTGGTATAATCAAGTTCCTTACTGGTGCGGTACCTATATTTGCTGGATTTGTACTGCTTAAGAATCCTAAGTTGATGCTTGATGGTGCGAAGAAGGTAATAGGAGGTATAGTAGGAGGTCTTAGGAAACTATTTGGATTCCAGAGTAAGGATCAGAAGTTTAGAGAGTATAAGCTTAAGAAGGCAAGAGGTGGTAAGGGTAATTTCTTCTCAACTAGAGGAGGTAAGATTGCTACGGGACTGGGTGCTGGTGCTGCTGGATTCATGGCAGCGAAAGGTGATGGTGCTACTAATGTAGAGGCAGCAGCTACTGGTGTCGGTGCTGCTGGTGGTCAAGCAGTGGGTGCCAAACTAGGTGACATGGCAGGTAAAGCACTTGGTATACCAGGTATGGGTGCCATAGGTGGTGCTATCGGTGGTATGGCAGGTGGTAAGATTGGTGATGCAGTAGGTGGATTGATACAACCTATAGTAGAACCAGTCAGTAGATTCTTTAAGATGATTGGTGATACCTTTGGTACTGTTATAGCTGATATAAAGAAACCAATGGAGGAGTTCTTTACTACTCTTGGAACATTCCTAAGTGGGATTCTTGATGCAGTAGAACCTCACATGCCGATCATCAGTAAGATTATTGGTATAGGATTTAAGGTACTATTTTGGCCCCTATTCCTTGGAATGAAAGCATTAACTGCTGTCTTGAAACTCTTCACGGGTGGTGATACTAAGGAGTTGAAGGGAGATGGAGGTGGAGGTACTAAGTCAGAAGAAAGGTATACAAAATATGGTGGTGAAAGGTATGAGCCTGGTGAGAAGATGTCACCTAGACAGAGGGTAGCAATTCAACTTGGTATGAAGATGGGTAATGATTACCCTGCTGGTGTAATGGAAGACTTTAATAAGTCAGGTGGAGCTGTATCTCCTGAAGAAGCAAAAGCAGCAGGGATGACAGCTAAGGATGTTAAGGATGGTGGTTTCGCTAAAGGTGGATTGTTTGCCAAAGGTGGATGGATCAGTGGTCCACAGTCAGGATATCCTGTATCATTAGATGGTAAGTCAACATCATTTATTGGTCATGGCACTGAGTGGGTTGGATCTAAGATGGCAGCGGGTGGAGCATTCGTAGTACCATTTGATACTCCTGCTACCAGAAGTGATAAAGGTTTAACGGGTAGAAGATTAAAACAGGCAAAGAGAGGTGGTTATGCATTACCAGCAGGTTTTGCTAAAGGTGGTAAAGTTATTAAAGCTACCAAACCCCCACAACCACCTGTACCGAAGAAGCAAGCGATTCAGAAACCGAAGAATGATAAACCTAAAGGTATAATGAGATGGTTAGCAGGTGCTGCTGATCAGGCAACGGGTGGATTCTTTGACTTTGATAAGCAAGGTCATTCAATATATCAAGCATCTGGTATGTTACAGAAGGCAGGTCAGGTAATAGATGATGCAAAACAGAGATTCCAACAACAGAAATTTGAGAAGTTACAGAATGCTCTCCAAGATAGTGCCTCTACTGTAGTTGTAGATGATGCAGCACCTGGACAGATGACTGGATCTGATATGAGTCAAGATAACCCTATCATTATTCCTGGTAATGATCATCATGATGCTGATAAGTATATACAACCTAAGTATGGCATCATTGCTGAGTTTATGACTGACCCTGTGGAGTTTATGTAAATGTCACAAGTAGTAGAATACATTAATGGCATTGCGACTGCCTGGCAGAGGATCAGCTATGGTGCTAATCCAGGTGGAGGTACTTTCAATGCTGATAACGCTAGAGATTTTGAGATCCAGAAGTTACAACTGGAGACAGCAAACGGTAAGACATTATATGATATGACTGAGATGGTATTGGAATTCCAGTACCATGAATCTATCGAGTCTTCCTTCTTAAGGTGTGACATCAGTATCTTAGATGCTATTGACTGGAATAAGAATTTACAGGGTGGTGAGAAGGTTATCATTAAGATGGTAACTGGTACTGCTATAAGAAATGATCACTTAGATGTTGAGTTGGTTGTCTATAAGATTGGTAGTATATCTAAGACTGAGAGAGGACAGTTGTATATCTTACACTGTGTATCTCCAGAGATGTACCATGATGAAGCTAATAAGGTATTCAAATCACTTGGACCAGGAGAGAAGTCTAAGGATGTAGAAAATATACCAAAGTATGTCTGTGATACTTACCTTAAGACTAAGGGTAGTAAGAAGGCAAACAAATATAATTTTGAGAATCATTCCAAAGTTACTTTCGTAGCATGTAGTTGGAAACCTAGTGATGTTATTCATTACCTATCAGATAAGGTAACTAGATTAGCTTCAAGTAAGGGTGATAATAAACAGTCTGGATTCTTATTCTGGTCAAATAGGAATGGGTTTAACTTTAGATCTATCGATAGTATTGCTAAAGGTGAAGCAACTAGGAATGGTGTCTACACATACACCTATGTGCAGGGTGCTCAAGAGGGAGCAGATAAGAGGTATGCTATTGAGACACTAACTTACCCTGATAAGGCAAATCATCTCGCTAATATGAGGATGGGTACTTATAAGACTGCTGCCATAGGTATATCACTGGCATCACAGAAGGATAGTTATACACCTACATCAGGTAAGAAGAAAGAAGCAGCACCAAATGAATCTGTAGATGCTGTCACCAGTGAGGGTGGTAAGGTATCAGGTACTGGATTATCATCAGCACCTAGTGGTACTATCAGTGCTCTTAAGGTACTTAACTTTCAGCAAGTATTTGCTAAGGCAGATAAGGTAGTAGATGGTAATGATGCTACAAGGGGTAACCAAGCACAACCACCATTCCTTATACCAGAATTCTATGACATTGAGAAGTCACAACCTACTAGGATGAAGATCAGGGCATTACCTGGTATGAAGAATCAGAGTAGTAATTCAAATGTTGAGAACGGAACAAACTCTAATATTGATAACATTGCAGTTGCACAATATGCAGCAGCGAGGTATAATCTATTCAAGGCAATTAAGTTAAACCTCACCGTTGCTGGCAATACTGCTTTAACAGCAGGGAATGTCATTGATGTAAAGATACCTTCTTCAACAGAGGAAGACGAAGAGGTTCTGTTAGATTATAGGTTCAGTGGTAAGTATATTATTGCGGGATTAACACATATCTACCAGAAAAAAGGTCTAACTACCAAGTTATACCTAGTTAGAGACTCAGTTCCTAAACAAGAAACATAAATAACTATACACTCTACAGAGACAATCATGACAACTATAGAGCAACACATTGAGCACGATAAAGAGCTCCTTGATGATCCAACTCTTAATCCTGCTGCTAGAAGGCACTATAAGGAAGAGTTACATGACTTAATTGATTATGAAGAACATCATCATGACGAGATTGTTGCAGGAGATCATCACGATCCAAATGCTTTAGAATTATTCTGCGACCAACATCCAGATGAGCCCGAGTGCCTAGTGTATGACGATTGATTTATGGTTTCCAACCGCAATATATCATGAAGATCTAAACCCCTCTCAAGATACCAAGAATCAAATGCTTGAGTATATGAGAGGGATTTCTGCGTCAAGCAATAGTTATTCTGGGGATAACTATGGAGACTATTTGTTATTCGATGATGAGAGATTCACTTGGTTAAACAGTCAGGTAGCATTTCATTGTAGACAATACCTCAATGCTTATAATGTTGATCTAGATAAGATTAAAATATATGCATCAAAGGCATGGCCTGTGGTGGTAGAGAAGGGTGGTAAGATCAATAGACATACTCATCCAAACTCAGTATTATCTGTAGTATATTATCCTAAGACAGGTAGTGCATTGACTGGTGGTAAACTTAAATTCTATTCACCTAACATACATAGATTACCTATACATGTTGAAGAATTGAATGACCTTAGTTATGGTGATACTCAGTATGTACCTGAAGAGGGTAGACTATTCATATTCCCATCTAACATAGAGCATGAGGTAGAAGAATATCATGGTAATACACCACGATACTCTATATCATATGATATAATAGTAACAGCATCTGATGTTAAGAATGATAATGAATTTGCTATTATAGATCCCCACAGTTGGAAAGATATCGATGTTATTTAATGAGGTAGTAGGTCACTATAGGAATAGAAATCAAGCATTCTCTAATCCTTCACAGTGGCCTCAGATTGATATACGAATAACAGAACCTAGTTATGGTATACTATTAGCTAAGTCTTGGTATAAGTATAAGGGAGAAGACGATCCATATAATTATATTCAGTACGATTGGGAGAAAATGGATGCAAACGTCATCTATACTAAAACTACTAATATTACTACTGGTGTTGAGTCCTGTCCTTTCATTTGGAATTGGGATGGAATTTGGTGGAATGGAAATACTGATGGAGAATGCATCCAGGGTAACACGAGGATGGTCTCCAAAATAAGATTCAATGGTAAACAGTATCGTGCTATAGATACTGGGTATGATTTAGAGACTGGTAAGTTTCGATGGGGTAAGGAAGAGTCGGAAGGTGAATTTTGCTTCGAGAGACTTGATAAATAAAAGAAACAACTAATATACTATGGGCGTACGTACCGATTATCTTGGAAGAGATACATTTACTTGGTGGGTAGGAGAAGTCGAAGAGATTCGAGATCCTTCCGAGCTAGGTCGTATTAAAGTGCGTATACTTGGTTGGTATACAGGTAACTCAGAAGGAAAGGCATATCTAGAAGAAGTACCGAAGGAAGTACTTCCTTGGGCAACAGTATTATTACCAACTGACCAACCACAGACTAAATCAGCAGGTACTACAACAGAATTACAACCAGGCGCATGGGTATTAGGTTTCTTCCTTGATGGTGAAGAAGCACAGTTACCATGTGTCTTAGGTGCGTTCAGAGGATTCGCACAAGAGCAGTCTGATGGTGCTACAACTATTGCAGATGCTGGACCTGCAAATGAATTAAAGACCAGTACTCCACAACAGACTGACCTTACTAACAATAATGCAAGGTCTGGTAACCCATTCCCTAAGAATGAAAACACACCTGCATCTCCAACAGGAAAACAGGAGGAGTCAAGAGGTGGTGGTATTAACATGGCAGAGGCAGTAACGCCTGGTAACTCTGTAACTAATAGTATTAAACCACCCACTGAGATGATGGGTATTGGTGATGGTGTTGCTGGACCTGCTGGTGGTGGATTTGAGAAAGATTTAAAGAGGATGCTGACTGAGTTAGGTAATATGTCAGCAGCATTAGGTAGAGCTGAGACTGGATTAGTATCCTTAATTAGTGGTAAGAGTATAGCAGGAGACAAGGTTAGAGAGCACCTAGGGAAGACAATGAACTTCCTTTCTGGTGGTATAGCAGGTATCCTTGCACCTTTAAAAGAGGTGATGGCAAAGTTAATTGCTGAGGTTGTAGGAATGTTGGTGAAGATTATATCTTCATTCGTACCACTGGTAGTTGTTAACCTATTAATGTCCTTCTTGGATCAGATCTTTGCACTATTCTGTGCTAAGACACCAATGTGGTTAGGACTGGTGAAGGGAGCACTGAGTGATACGGCAAACTTTGCTAACCAAATGGCGAGCCTTGCTGTAGATAAGATAGCTACGTCTGCATTAGGTAAGACTATTGATTCTGCTGTTAAAGGAATAAGCAACCGTGTCTTGGGTGGTATCACATCTGCAATGAATCGTGTTAAGGACGTTGCTGGTGATGTTATCTCTGCTATAAGCACTGCTAAAGGAATGCTAGGTAAGGCAATGGCACTGGGTGAGACAGTGCAGAGTATATTTGAATTTGATTTCACCTCACTAGACTGGGGTAGTCTCCTTCAGATCCTTATGGCAATACTAGGAGCACTATTTAAAAAGAGTTGTAACAGGAAGATAAAGAGGCCGAAGTCTAAGGGGTGGTTCCCACTGATAGGATCCACGGAATGCGACAACATAGAAGATGCTATTAAAGGTACTCCCTATGAGAATGTAGATAGTTTAATCAATCAGGATTCAGGAGCAGACTTAACATCATTGAATATGGCAGCGACACCCACCACTCAATCAGGTGCTATGGGTAGTTACATTGATGAGATGTTTAAGGATACCAATCCATATCTGATGCAGGTATCAAGTCATCTTAATGGCACAAGAATTATAGATGATGCTACTGAAGGTAAAGTAAAGAGAGTAGTCACTGGACCTGGTGGTGTAAGTAGTTTTGAAGATAGTTTTGGTAATATACACCGTAACGTACCTAACAATGAGACTAAGATCATTGCTAAGGATAAGTGTGAGAATATTAAAGGTAACTACTGTCTAACAGTAGAGGGTGACTTCTATGTTAAGGTCATGGGTAACATGCACCAAGAGGTAGCAGGATCATGGAATGGTCACTATTCTCAAGGTCCACAGTCAGAATCTTCTGGATCCTCTGAATCACCTGATGTTACTGGTGGAGGTAATGCTCTGAAAGATGTAGATACTAATGTCACTCAGAATACAGTATCAGCAGATGTCATTGCACAGTCACAAGACTTAGCGATGTATGGTGCTAAAGCAAGGAATAAAGTATTAAAGAGAGAGAATATAGGTGGTTTCTATCCTACTGATGAGATACCTTTCGATGATGCTGCTGACGAGTGGGGACGTACTCAGACTGGACCTCAGTTAGCAGGTGAATTGAAAGACTCTACAGAGCAGAAGTCTTCTGAAAGATTCGAGGGTGATAGAGATATAGCAGTTAGTGGTGAGTTGAAGGTACAAGCAGCGAAGACAAGTTATGCTGCTATTGAGTCGTTGATGATCAACTCTCAAAACGTCAAGATAGAAGGTAATACCATTGAAAATGTTGCTGATGGTGAGATAATCAACCAGGCCAACTGGATATCATCATTCTTAAACTCAGGTAGATTTGAGTTTATTGCACTATTCAATATGGTTGCAACGTCCTTGACTGGACAGTTTGCTATGGTTAAGGGATGTATTGTTGATATAACTACAGACCTACCATTCCCAGGAGTTGCACCACCTACACAGGTTAGAATTTCAGTAGGTCAGACAATGCCTAGTAGTATGGCAGACATCCTTGCAGGATCTACCAATGCATTCCATGCTACATTCATCGCAGCACCGACTGGTGTTATTGCTGAGTTTGTGCCTATGGGTGCTATCATTAACCAATGTAACAGTGGTATGGGAGCATACGTGGTCAATAGTGGTTACTTGGCAGTGGGATGTGCTGCTGGTCCTTGTCAGGTCTTTGGGTTGCCAGTTCTGCTGAACTAGTGTATAATAGATTTGTCCTATACAAAAGGTGTCAGATATGACCTTAAGTATACTGGAAGACACAATCGCTCTTCCTTTTAACCCAAGATCAGAGGTATATGAAGCTCTGGTCGTCAAGATCAACAGTGTGATAGCAGATGTCCTGCTAAAAGAATACAACTTTGACAATCGAAAGATGTCAAAGACTCATGTTAAAAAGATCAGCAAGAATGTTGATGAACAAGGGTGGCTTCTGGATGGTCAACCTATAACCTTCAATAAGGAGGGTAACCTCACTGAGGCACAGCACAGGTTGAAAGTTATATCAACTAGAGATCCAGATGAATGGTTCACAGTTATAGTTGTCACTGGGGTAGAAGCAAATTGCTTCTCCAAGTGTGCATTATCTAAACCTCGTAAACCAATTGATGAGATCCATCGAAAGGATTCATCTGCTACACCTGAAAATGTAGCAGTCATGAAAGACCTGTTAAAGCGTCGCAGAGGTGAAGAACTCACCATTAACAATGCGATACAGCAATGGGACTACTGGAAAAATTATATCATTGAGTCAGATAAGATTGTATCGAGTTTCTTCGATTCATGTACTGACTGGTCTGGCAGCAGAAAGACTATTGGAGCATGGGCAACCCTATGTGTTAACAATGGTTTACGTGATGTTGCTGAAGTCCTCATGGAATACTTTGAGGATACAGTACTAGGTAATGGTAGTGTCCCAGTCCTAAGAGATCTTGTAGAATTCTGGGAAGGAGAAGGTAAAGCAGCATACATGAGTAATGAAGGTCGTCTAACGATGATGTATCAGTTACTTTGCTTAGCTACTGACCGACTCTTAGACAAGGAAGACGGTCAAGTCCAATTGAGTGTGAGCACTGCTCACCTAAACCACACCTCTCTTAAGAAAAGAGGAGTGTACAACAAGTTCCTTGCCAAAATCTAGGAACCGTGCTATAGTAATTTCAGTAACCCATCCAACATGGCAGAGATAACAGGAGACACAGACACATTCCTAGAGCATATCTGGGTTGATGTGTCTAAGCGAGAAGTGAAGATCATGGATAATGAAGGATATGATGAGATAGTGACGTGGGAGTTTAGTGAAGATGGAGTGGATGGGTTTACTGAAACCCTACAGCATTTTAAACGACTAGTACCAGACGACATGATAACATACATATGAATATCATTAATCTAACACAAGGGGAATTCGAGGAGAATGTCCCCTTTTCTCTTACACTGGTAGAGAAAGGAAATACCTTGAGAGTAACTACTAACAAGGGTATTGTTTGTATCATCTCACCAGTAGCATCTGTTGCTCAAGACCCAGAAGCACCAGATATAAATATTCCAAACCCCGATGAGTTTGTCCCAGATCCAGTGGGAACACGAACATATGTGGACGCTGCTCTACGGGAGATGACAAACGGGTTGTAATGAAAGGACGTATCACACGTAACTACTGTTACCTAAATGATAAGGTAGTTGATATGTGGTACATACAGGGTATTCCCTTTACCTTTGATGAGTTGCCAGATCCAATGGCAATAGAAGAGATACAGCAGGAAGCTGCTAGTAATCAGAGTTATACTATGGATGACATGTATCGATACTCTCAGTATCTAATTTGTGAAGCATGTCATCCATTGTTGTTTCCAATTAATGAATTCGTTGAAAACTATGAGGAGGTTCCTGAGTGAAAATTTTTATTGATAGTGCCGATACTACCGAGATCCTTAACTGTCATAATACAGGTTTGATAGATGGAGTGACGACTAATCCATCACTGATTATGAAGAGTGGTAGAGATCCAGAGGATGTTTACCATGAGTTAGCTAAGTGGGGTATCCCAGATATCAGCATGGAAGTCGTGGAGAATATGTATGAGGAAGGTAAACGACTTCATTCGATATTTGAAGATCAGTGTACCATTAAGGTACCCTGCACTGTAGAAGGTCTACAGACTTGTAAAAAACTATCCGATGAGGGAATTAAAGTAAATGTTACGCTTATATTCAATGCTGCTCAGGCTATCTTATCTGCAAAGGCAGGTGCTACGTACGTCAGTCCTTTTATTGGGAGGTTGGACGATAATAGCGTTGCTGGGCTGGAGATTGTCAGATCTATAAGTGAAGTCTATAGAGTACATCAGGTAAAGACTCAGATACTTGCAGCATCTATACGTGACGTATATAAGGTATCAAGAGCATTCTGGAATGGAGCACATGTTGTTACCATGCCACCTAAGATCTTCCAAGGAATGTATAACCATGTCCTTACAGATAAAGGATTAGAAATATTTGATAAAGACTGGGAGTCAGTCAAAAAGAATACAGTATACAGTCCACAAAATAGCACCAGACATGGTGGGGATTTAGACGCACTTCAATGACTGAATGGTCCCTAGAAGACTTAAAGAAATCTATTCTTGACAATGCTGAAGAATATGATAGGATAATGAAAACAAATAATGAAGAAAATGACACAAGCACCACCACTCCCAGAGTGGAGTCCGACAAGGAGACAGAAGCAGAGAAACCAAGTGAAGAGTAAATTTTATTACATCTTCTGGGGTGCTGCTACACTATCAGTATTAGCAGGACAATTATATGTTGGGTCTGGGTATAGAGACTATGCTAGATCACTTAATAGAATATTTGATACTATTGAAGTAGAAGTGAATCAACCTAGGTTTTATTGAACATTAAAATACCCCCTGATGGGGGTAAGAGATACACAATCTAACTCATTGGGGAGATCGAATTGAGTATGAAACATCCAGGATGTCAACAGAGCAGTTGTCTACAGAGTCTTTTGTCTTGCTCATTACCCTCGCTCTCAATCAGACAGGCGAAATAATCATCTATTAATTCTTCCTGTGGTGTTGTCAAGCAACGGTTGTCATCGTGGGAGTGTTTCCACTCAGCTAATTGATTCTTTGACATTAGATTGTGCATAGTCTCTTCTATTAGGGTTACTATAACAAAGTTGAAAGTTTCACTTCATCTTGTATATTCCTAATTCTACCACTATTTATAAGATTTGGTCCTATAACCAGGACAGAAGATACAAATATTATTGCCTACGGGTTTTTACCTAGTTTAAAAGACGACCCGTTGGTTGTATAAATAAAACTGTAGCAAATTGTGTTGAAATTTCGTGGCAACTAAACGGATATCCCAGTTAGAAACTATTGCAGATGGACTAGTAACTGGTGAAGCTATCCTTCCTATCGTTATTTCCGATCCACTAATCCCAAACAGAAAGGCCAAAGTTAACCAACTGTTTAGAGGACTTAGTGCAGGAACAGCGACAGAACCAGGATTGGCTTTTGACCTTGACAGGGACACTGGAATCTACCAATCAGCGGTAGATGAAATTGGTGTCAGTTTTGGTTCTGCAGCTCTCTACAATAGTAGAAGAGCAAACACCGATGGATCAAGTACTCTAGTAATTAGAGCAATTGATAGTGCATCGGCAGTTTCTAGTATAGAGTTTACTCCACAGGGTAGTGGATATCTAACTGTTAATGGTGATATAATCCAGACGGATGCACAGTTCTATCTTGCAGGTGATCAAAACCCTGCTAAGAGAGCACATTTCAACGTAGATACTATCTCTACACAGTCAGGCACACGTCGTTTTGACTTACCTAATGTTGGTACTTCAACAAGTACTACTATAGTTGCTAATGACACATTCCAGACTCTAACTAACAAGACTATCCTTATTAAGGACAGTGAGTTACAGATAACTGGATCTACTGATACATCAAAGATCGCTAAGTTTGAGACTGATGCTTGGGAAGCACCAGGTGCACACACATATAAACTACCTGACTTTGGTGCTGCTAATACACAATCCACGCTACTGGATGACATTACTGAGCAGAATGCATTCAATAAAAACTTAGTTAACCCTACATTCTCAAATACTCCCTCAAATGATGAGAATAACCCTACTAAGTATGTAATATTTGATTCTTCACAATTAACGCAGGATCGTACTGTGATATGGCCAGACCTTAACATTAAGGTGGTTGGTGAAGCATCAGCTCAGACCGTTGCTAATAAGGTCTTTAAAGGAGCAGTATTCTGCGATACTGACGTTGATGATGGTGAAGGTCGTAAGATAACCTTTGACCTATCTAATATTGAGGATAACCAAAACTATGTGTTTAGTTTTCCCGATAATGAGGTTACAGCACCATTAAATAATGGTACTGATCCCAACATGCTTGTTACAGAGAAGAAGCAACAGACTCTGACAAACAAAACGTTGGAATTAGCAAAGATAAATAATCCTGACGAGCTTAATGGTGTAATAACTATTGATGCTAGTAACATCGACACTGGTGTTACTATTCAATTCCCAAATGCTGATGCAACACTACTTTCTACTAATAACATTAGTGAAGTTGCTATTACATTCGGTGGAGCACTCGCAGCACCTGTCCTTGGAGGACAACTAAGAATACAACAACACTTTATGTCTGGATGGTAAAATGACAGCAGGAAGATTAGCCGCCAGCAAGCCTGGTGCAACAACAAATACAGTCCTGTATAGGACACCAATAACCAAGAGTGCAAGCACAGTTTTAAATGTTTGTAATCAGTCTGGTGCTGGTGTGTCATATAGAGCTGCAATAAGAGATTATGAGCAAGTCCTTCACCTAGATGGGTTGAATACTTCAGCATATAAGTTTCAGAAAGGTAACCCAATATCAGCATATAAACTGAAGTTGGATCCAGGTTTCACGGATGAGAATAGTATCCCAGGCACGACGTTTACTACTACTAATGGTGCTACTGCTACCATATTAGATGTATTCAAACCTACCGATGATGTAGAATACTTTACAAAAGTTTTAACCATCGGAACCACAGCGATTGATGGTGATAATCAGGCAGGTACATTTACTCCTGGTGAAACATTAACTGGAGCAAC